CAGCAGTTAGGCATGAGTAATCAGGATGCCGAGTGGCTGGCCTCCCGTCGCTTCACCATTGACGATATCGCCCGAATGTTCAATGTCAGCCCTATTTTTCTGCAAGAGTATTCGAATAGTACCTACAGCAACTTTAGCGAGGTATCACGCGCCTTTCTGACTATCACTATGCGCCCGTGGCTTGCCAACTTTGAACAGCAAATCAAAGCCGCCTTGCTGATGACCTCACCGAAATGGGGAATTCGCTATCAGGTGGAGTTTGATACTGCCGACTTGCTGCGTGCCAATCCGAAAGAACGTTTCCAGAGCTATGAAACTGCCATTAAATCCGGTGTTATGTCACCGAATGAAGCCCGCGAGCGTGAGGGATTATCGCCCCGTGAGGGCGGTGATGAATTCAGTCAGGCATGGAAACAAACAGTCGAAGTGAAAAAAACAGCGGAGAACAAGGCATGAGAGCAGGCAGATTGAGACACCGGATCACCCTTCAGAAAAACGAATCAAGCCGCTCGCCGATGGGTTCGGTGATAAACAAATAGGTGGATGTTGCCGAAGTTTGGGCGGAAGTGCAGCCGATTAGCGGGCGGGAACTGGTCGCATCTGGTGCTGTGCTATCCGAAGCCACTGTGCGTATCTGGCTGCGCTTCCGTGATGATATCACCACAACAAACCGTATTGTTTATCAGGGAGCCAGCACTCACGGCAAGACCTTTGCTATTGTTGCCGTTATTCCTGACCCGAAACACACCCGCCTGGAACTGCTTTGCAAGGGAGGCGTGAAATATGCCTGATATTGAAATACCCCTGAGTGAAATCAGGCAACATTGCCGGATTGATGAAAACGACACCCTTGATGATACGTTACTAATGGCTTATGCCGATGCGTCGTTAGAAGTGTGTCAGCAACATATCGGCAAGCGGTTTGATAATGGTCTGGTCTTTACGCCAGCAATCAAAGTGGGCTGCCTGCTTTATATCGGCTTGCTGTATGAAAATCGGGAAATGGCGACGGACATTGAGCTTAAAGAAGTCCCGTTCACCATTAAATCACTGTGGTCTGTCTATCGTGATGTGGGTGTTTACTGATGCCGTGGCAACCGTTGAAACGCTGTAGCTATCCACACTGCCGCGAGCGGGTGAAATCAGGTCGCTGTGAGCAGCACCAACGGGAAGCCAGACGCCAGCAGGACAAGCGACGAGGCACTCGAACCCAGAGAGGCTACAGTAACCGATGGGGACGCTATCGGCTGCACTACTTGAAAGCGAATCCGTTATGCGTTCATTGCTTACCGCAGGGTATCTATACGCCTGCCATCATTGTGGATCACATTATCCCGATACAGGGTGATACTGATGTGCTGTTCTGGCCTGCATCGAACCATCAGGCGTTATGCCAGACCTGCCATAACCGTAAGACCGTGCAGACAGACCCCATCACCAAAGCGAAGCGCAAGCAGGGGATCTATCGGCAGCAGGAAACCGAAGCAGAAAGGTATCGTGACTGGTTAACAAAAGAGTAATCACTCAATGAAATAACGGGGTGGGGGTATCAAAAATGACAAATGTCCCACCCAGCGGAACCGCCCCCTCCTTCAATTTTTACGCACGGCAGTTTTTTTGAAAATAAAACAACAAGGAAAAAATTATGGCAAGAACGCCAAAGCCGCCAACTTACCTTAATGATATCGCCGCCAGTCAATGGAAAGCTAAAGGTAAAATATTAAGTGAGCGGGAAGACCTGAACGCCGCCGACTGGAACAACTTAGAACTGTACTGTGTTAATTACGCTATTTACCGAAAAGCGGTGGCAGACCTTGATATGCGGGGCTTTAGTATTATTAACAGTCAGGGCAGTGAGAGCCGAAACCCGTCATTGAGCGCTAAAGCCGATGCTGAAAAAATCATGATAAAAATGTCGTCGTTGCTGGGTTTTGACCCCGTATCACGGCGTAAAAATCCGGTGGAAACCGAGGAAGAAGACGAGCTGGATCGCCTATGAATGCTTGGGAACAGTACGCATTTGATATCGAAAACGGTAAAATTCCGGCCTGTAAGCGCGTAAAACAGGCCGTGAAACGCTACTTTAACGACCTGAATAACCCGCTTTATGTGTTTGATTCTGAGGTGGTGGCGCGTTTTATTACCTTTTCCCGTGTCTGCCCGCATGTCAAAGGCCACTTGCGCGGTAAACCCATCATGCTTGAACCGTGGCAACAGTTTGCTTTTGCTAACCTGTTCGGCTTCAAATTGAAAGCAACGGGACAGCGAAAATATCGCAGTGCTTATATTCAGGTGCCGCGCAAAAATGCCAAATCCACCGTTGCCGCAATACTGGCAAACTGGTTCTTGGTGATGGAACAAGGCCAGCAGGATATCTACACCGCTGCCGTGAGCCGGGATCAGGCACGTATTGTCTTTGATGATGCCCGCCAGATGGGCCTGTTATCCAAACCCCTGAAAAAACGGGTCGCTATCCAGCAACACAAAGTTACTTATCCAAAAACTAACAGCCTGTTAAAGCCACTGGCAGCCAAAGCCGCCACGATTGAGGGTACAAATCCTAGTCTGGCAATTGTCGATGAGTACCATTTACACCCTGATAACGCCGTATACTCTGCGCTTGAATTGGGCATGGGTGCCCGTCCCGAAGGACTCCTGTTCGCCATCACTACAGCGGGCAGTAGCGTGATATCAGCCTGTAAGCAGCACTATGATTATTGCTGTCAGATACTGGATGGCGAAGAACAGAACGAATCCCTGTTTGCCCTGATTTACGAACTGGACGATGAGAGTGAGATTGATGATGAAGCACTTTGGATCAAGGCCAATCCCAATCTGGATGTATCGGTAGACAGTTCCGCCCTGCATGACACTATCCAGAAAGCGCGAGGTATTCCCTCCCAATGGACGGAGATGTTAACCAAACGCTTTAATATCTGGTGTCAGGGTGAAACCCCGTGGATGGGCGTAGGCGCATGGAAAGCCTGCCAAAGTGATTATGATGAAAACGACCTCAAAGGGCTGGAGTGTTACGCCGGACTGGATTTGTCTTCAACAGGCGATATCACCAGCATCTGTTACACATTCCCCGTGGATAACGAACTGTTATTACTGACCCGTCCTTACCTGCCCGAAGCCCAGTTACAGAACCCTGCCAATAAAAATCGGGCGGTTTATCGGCAGTGGGTGCAAGCAGGTTGGATACGTACCACCGTAGGCGACTGCATTGATTATGACTGTATCCGTGATGATATTCTCAAAGACAGCCAGCACTTTGATATCAAGCTGGTCGGCTTTGACACATGGAACGCCACGCATCTACGCACTCAATTGCAAGGCGCAGGGCTGGATGTTGAGCCATTCCCGCAAACCTATCTGCGCTTTAGTCCAGTGGCAAAATCTGCCGAGGTGTTTGTTAACCGCAAAGTCATTCGTCACAATGGCGATCCGGTGCTTTCGTGGGCGATGTCCAATGTCGTGATGGAAACGGACGCGAACGCCAATATCAAACCGAACAAGAAGAAATCTGCGAATAAAATCGACCCTGCCACCGCGTTCCTGATGAGTTTTGGCACATGGCAAATTGAGCATGAAGAATTTGCTTTCAATCTCAGTGATGAGCAACAACAGAGATTGGCTAGCTTTGATGGAGTTTAGATATTTTGTTGATTTTAAAGAATTTATTTCCGTTAAGGAACTAGGGGTGAATGAAATAAAATGATTAAAACATTGGAGTATTATGCGTAACACGTCACTATAAAGTAGCTATGTAAATTTACTGGTGTACCTACAGAATATATTGAAAAATGAAGGCATTGTTCAGTGAAAAAAGGATAAAAAATATGTATGGCAGGAATGACACTGAGAAGCATCAAGACTTAATAAAAAAGTTATCTCTTATAGATAACCTTGAAAATTGGCCTTCTCATACACTGAGATTAGAGAAAGAAGATAAAAAGCATGTCTACGAGTTTGCTAAACGCTTGTGGATAAAACGTAAAATTTCTGATGGTAGTTTACTCTTACATCCGGATGTAAGAGAGGAATTAATTCAACGGGAATTTAACCCACTATCCATTCATAAAAAAATGATCTGGGCTAGTTTATTGGCTTCTTATGATGGTGCTGATAGCCAAGAATATTTCCAAAGAATAAAAGGAAAAATAATTAAAAAATATGGAAACAAATGGTGGCTTGATGTTTATAACAGAATAAAGCCTACCTACGCAGCCAGACAGCATATATTAAAATACATTGATGGTGCTGGGGCTGCTGTAAAATATGCGGCTTCACAGAGTATGTTTCTTGGGGATGTTTACAGAGAGTCACGTAATGATGCACTAAGAATGATTCCAAAAGAATAATCAAAATATTTCCATTTCATTGAGTACAGCAATGTGCAATGTTGGCAGAACTTTAGTTATTTAATGAAATTTAACGCAAAAAGTTAAGTGTTTATACGAGTTCGCTTATTGAGTCAGATAAACCAATCAGTTAAAGTAGCCTCGCCATTGGCAAAATCCAATGGTCAAGGTTTTGCAGCCTTGAATGTATCCCACTGGTAGGAAATTTCTACCAGTGTGTCTGCTATCGCCTGTTCAATGGCGGTTCAGGCAGGGGAGGCTTCGGCCTCACCGGTTGGATACATCCGGTCTGCAAACCCTGCCTTGAATCGCCACCATCAATTTTCTCATTAATGGAAGGGGTAGCAGGAATGAATAATGTCAGAAATGACTGGCATCAAGCTGATATTATTGCTGCATTACGTAAGCGCGGTACAACCTTAGCGGCGGTATCCCGTGAAGCGGGACTCAGTTCATCAACATTAGCGAATACACTTTCTCGCCCGTGGCCTAAAGGTGAATGGATTATCGCTAACTATCTCGAAATACATCCCTCAGAAATCTGGCCTAGCCGCTACTTTGATTCGTATGGCGAACTCATTGAGCGTAAAGCGCGCGATAAACCATTGGAATAA